CGGCATCCGCTGACGAACGAAGCGGATCTGACGCGCCTGGTCCGAACGCTGCTCCAGGAGCTGAAGCGACAGCTGCTCGCGAATGTGGTGCTCACCGTCCAGACCGACTTCGACCCTGAGACCGGCGACGAGCTGCACCTGACCCACATCGCGGAGCTTCCGGCGCTCGTGCTCATCGGGCCCGAGCTGTCGGAAAACCGGTTCTACTCGCTGAACCAGCGGCCAGAGGCCACGACCGGTACCGGGACCTTCGCGCAGCGGCGGGTCCCGTACACCGTCGACCTAGGCTTCACGCTAGTCGGGGTCTCCGACCACACGACCGAGCTGATCAACCTGATGGCCGCGGCGCAGTTGTTCTTCCACCGGAACAAGCTGCTGTGGCTCGACCGCGATCCGGCCAACCCCGATGCGGGATGCGTGGGCTACGAGATGGACCTCCCGCCGGACGGTGACCTGAAGGTCACGAGCCAGCCCAACGAGGCCAACGTTCGCAGCTTCTCCGGGCGCTTCGTGATTCGCGGCTTCGATCTCGAGGACCTGGCCGGCGTCACCGACGAAGGCGTGGTCATCCGGGGCGCAGTCACGCGCGAGCTCGTGCTCGAGGCGCCGCAGCAGTTCACACCGCGGCGCCCCGGCGCCGTGAAGCCGGAGCCCTGAGGCGAGCGCGCATGCCCATCACGCTCGAGAGTCGCGTTCGACGAATGCTGGTCGTGAACCTGCCGCACGACCCGTGCTGCCGCGACCAGTGCGGTTGCGCGGAGACGACGGTCGTCGTCACGGCGGAGAACCCGCGCACGGGCGACCGGGCATCCAAGCACGTCTCGAAGCATCTGCCGGCGTCGATGACTTGGCTCGCGCTCGAGCGGCGGGCCGAGTTGCCAACCGCGCTGCTCGAGGTGCCCGACATCAGGGCAGCGATCGGGCGGGGGAATCTGCGCCTGGTCGAGCAAACGCCCGACCCTGCACCGGCGGCGCCCGCTGCGAACCGAACCACCGCCGCGGCGCCGGCGCTGGCGCCAAGCAACCCCGCTCCCGCCGCGAAGGAGGCGTAGATGAGCGGCCAACTCCTCGCGTCCAAGGTCGTTATCCTCGAGGAGGAACCGCGGCTCCGGAACATCACCGCCTTGCCCACCGCCATCGTCGGGGCGCTTGGCATCACCGAGCGCGGCCCCGTGGGGCAGCCGGTCCTGGTGACCAGCTTCGAAGAGTTCGTCGCAACGTTCGGTGGCTTCACACCCAACTCGGACCTCGCGCTGGCCGCCAGCGCCTACTTCGAGAACGGTGGCCAGGTGATGTGGGTCGTGCGGACGGTCCACTTCGGGAACACGACCGATCTGGCCACGAAGGGCTCCAAGGCCGCGACGTTGACGCTCAAGGATCGGGCCGTGGCGCCGCTCGACACGCTGCGGATCGAGGGCAAGTGGGACGGCACGTACGCGAACGACATCCGGATCATCGTCGCGTCGGCGACCAGCACGGCAGCGGGAGAGATCAACCTCGGCGTCTCCGACAACGGGCTCGTCGTCGAGGTCTTCCCCAACCTCTCGATGGACCCGGCGCGGGCGAACTACATCGAGGCGGTGATCAACGGCCAGGACGGCGGGTCGCGCCTGATCTCGGCGACGGACCTCAGCTCGACGGCCGAGTCGCCCGGCCAGCTCCCGGCGCTCGGAACCTTCGGCCCCTTGACCGGCGGCGACGACGGTCTCGCCGGCCTGGCCGACACCGACTTCACCGGCACCTCGGCCGGCAGGACCGGGCTCCATGCGTTCAATGCGGTCCAGGACCTCACGCTGCTGATCGTGCCCGGCCGCGCGACCGCGGCGGTGCACAACGCGATGCTCACCTACTGCGAGGTCACGCGGGATCGCGGCTGCTTTGCGATCTTGGACTGCCCGGCCAACCAGTCGGCGATCGGCATCATCACCTACGCCGAGTCGACCGCGGCGATCGCCGGCTTCTCCGAGCTCGGCGCGCTGTACTGGCCGCGGGTGAAGGTGCTGAACCCGTCGAGGACGGTGTTCGGCAGCTCGCCGGATCTCACGGTGGCTGCATCGGGGCACATCGCCGGCGTGTACGCGCGCATCGACAGCGCGCGCCCGGGCGGAGTGTTCGTCCCGCCGGCGGGCATCCAGAACGGACAGCTCTTCGGTGTACTCGGCTTCGAGACCGACGAGGTCCTCGATGAGGCGAAGCGCGACCTGGTGTTCCCCAAGCGCATCAACCCGCTGACCGTCTACCCAGGCACGCCGCGTCACATCGACGGCGCGCGCACGCTCAAGGGCGACGGCAACTTCCCGACCGTCGCCGAGCGGCGCGGGGTCATCTTCATCGAGCAGTCGCTCAAGCTCGGCCTGTTGTTTGCCAAGCACCAGAACAACACCGAAGCGCTGCGCGCGGCGCTGACCCGCACGGTCACCGCGTTCCTGCTGATCCAGCTGCGGAACGGGGCGTTCGCCTCGGCAGATCCGAAGAAGGCGTTCTTCGTCGACTTCGGCGAGGCGCTCAACCCGCCCTCGTCGATCGCCGCCGGTCAGGTGGTGGGCCGCATCGGGCTCGCGACCGCGAAGCCTGCGGAGTTCATCGTCCTGCGGTTCTCGCAGGACACGCGCGCAATCGACGCAGAGCTCGCGTCTGTGGTCGCGCGGTAGCGAAGGAGATTCCAATGCCCCTGATCGGAGCGGCGCGTAGCTATCATAAGCGCTTCAAGTTCTTGGTGGAAGCGGAGATGGCCAATGCTGGATTCCAGAAGTGTTCGGAGCTGAGTGTTGAGGTCGCTTCGGTCGACTATTTCGAAGGCGGGGCCCTCACTCCGCACAAAAGCCCGGGGCGCCTCAAGTTCGCCGATGTGACGCTCGAGCGCGGCGCGACGAAGGACCACGACCTGTTCGACTGGATGCTGCAGGTTGCCGATGCCGCGGCGAACGCCGGTCTCGTTGAACCACGTTTCAAAAGGACTATAGATCTGGTCCAACAAGATCGCGACGGCTCGACGCTGCGCCGCTGGACCATCGCTGGCGCCTGGCCGGTGAAGTTCGTCGCCGGCGCCTGGGACAACGAAGCCGACGAGAACGTCATCGAGAGCGTCACCCTCACCTTCGACTACTTCACCTTGGCGTGAGCACAACCATGAACATCGTCTGCCCCTCGGGGCTGTCTGGAGAGATTCGCGGCCTCAAGGGCAAGGAAGGCAAGCTGCTGTCTGACCGAACCGCAGCACGCGCCGGTTCGACGTTCGAGAAGATCCTCGCGGGGTGCTGGACCGCGACAACGGACCCAGGCATCTACGACCTGCCGGCGGATGGCTCGGTCGACTGGTCCAAGGTGCTTGTCGGCGACCGGTTCTACACGCTGCTGCAGATCCGCGCGCTGACCTTCGGCGACGAGTACGCGTTCTCCGTCCAGTGCCCAGCCGCGACCTGCCGCGAGCGGTTCGAGTGGACGCTGAACCTGCAGGAGCTACCGGTCGTTCGCCTGTCGGACGCGACCAAGGCGGCCTTCCGGGCCGGCAACCGGTTCGAGACGACGTTGCCGCGCGACGGCCGCAAGGTGTGGTTCCGGCTGATGACAGGCGCCGATGAGGCGCGCGCGGCTGCGGCGCTGAAGGCCGGGCGCGACGGCATGCTCCTGGCGGCGCTCGCGCTGCGAATCGTAGAGATCGAGAACGTCGCTGACGGTGAGCGGCGGCGTTTTCTCGACGACATGGAGATGGCCGACGCGACCGCGCTGCTCGACCAATTCGACGCGGCCGATGGCGGCGTCGAGACCAGCATCGAGGTCGAGTGCCCGTCCTGCTTGGGGGTGCAGGACGTCGAACTCCCTTTCGAGCGGGGCTTCTTCCTGCCGAAGGGGAAGCCGGGGCGATAGATGGCCTGTTCCCGCTGCTTCCGCAGGCCGAGCTCTGGGAGTGCTGCTTCCAGCTGCTCTATCACCAGCATGGAGGCAGCGGCCTGTCGCTGTCGCTCGCGGACGTGATGGAGCTCGACCTGGACCGGATGCGGTGGTTGCTCGAGCGGCTCGGCGAGCAGCGCGAGAAGGAGGCGCGCGAGCTCGAGGCGGCGGCGAGGAGAGCGAGACGATGAGGAAGCTCAAGACGGACCGAGGCCACAACGATCTGATGAACCTCGTTGCCGCCGAGATGGCGTCGAGGAGCTTCTTGCCGCCGCCGCTCGATCTGCCGAGCGGTCGGAAGTGCGCCGCGTTGCGCACGAAGGAAGGAGGTGATTGTTCCAGTGGCTCTTAACCAACTGGGCCTTTAACTTGGCTTCATCTTCACCGCGAAGGATCTCGCGTCCGGCGTGATCCAACGGATCAATGACGGCTTCGGCCGGCTCGAGCATCAGTCGGCCGCCACAGCCGCGGCGGTCAAGAACAACTTCGCGCAGTTCGGCCAAGGCATGGCGATCGCCGGCGTCGGCCTCGCCGGGTTGGTCGGCCTCGAGCACGCGGTTGCCGTCGCCGGCGAGTTCTCCGATGCAATCGCCGAGATCTCGACGCTCGTGGACGAGGCCACGTTCTCGACCGCTGACATGACCCGCGTGAGCCTCGAGCTCGCCGCGGTCTACGGTGGCAGCGCACGGGGGCAGGCGCGCGCGCTGTACGAGACGATCTCCGCGGGCGTGATGGAGGCGGCCAGGGCGACCGACCTGCTTCGCGTCGCGAACGAGCTCGCGATCGGCGGCGCGACCGACACCAAGACCGCGGTCGACGCGCTCACCAACGTGGTG